TTGAGGTATTTGAGCAATTCGGTGAGAGCAAGGATAACTTTGAAGAGGTTACCTTTGACTTTGCATCTACATTGGGAGTTATGATACTACAATGGTTAAATGGAAATGCAGGTTTTGGGATTGCTGACTTAATTAACAACATCAAGGCAGAGCCAACGGCTATTCAAGAGGAGGTTGCTAAACTAATTGATGAGGGGTTGTTAAACGATGACCTTACTACCACAGAGGAAGGAACAAACGAGTTAAAGAGAAGTGGTATACAAACAGAGATAGTATCAATGTATGCTTATGAGAAAGCACCTGGAATATCTGGTTCTAAAATTATACCTACCTCAAGAGATTTTTGCAGAAGGGTAGTCGGGTTCAATAGACTATACACCAGAGAAGATATTGAAGAGATGGGTAGAATACTTCACAATGACCCTAACTATGTATGGAGAAGGCGTGGTGGTTGGATGACCATCAAAGGCACTAATACTCACGTACCATATTGCAGACACTATTGGAAGGCAAAACTTGTAAGAAGAAAAATCAATGGCTAATTTTATTTATTTCATATCGACTACATACTTAAAGGACAACACACCTTTAAACGAGAACCTTGACGACAAGTTGCTTAAATCAGCAATCAAAGAGGCACAAGAAATATACATCCGTGACATCGTTGGAAGTGGTGTGTACGATGAGGTGTTGACACAAGCATACAACGGCACTCTAACGGCTTTAAATACTACATTGATAGATTCTTATATAGCACCTTGTTTAAAGTACTATACGTTGGTTGAGAGTATGCTACCTTTGACCTTTAAGTTTATGAACAAGAGTGTAGCATCAAGGAATAGCGATAATGCAACACCTATCACCACAGAGGAGTTGACAATGATTGAGAAGAGATACAGAGATAAAGCAGAGTATTATGCTGAACGTTTAAGAGATTATTTAAAGGAAAACCCAACAGACTATCCCTTATATTTGAATCCTGGTAGTGGTTTCGATGTTATCAGACCACAGAATACTGCTTTCTTTGGAGGAATGTATTTGCCAGGAGGAGATGACGATTGTTTCTATAACTATGACTACCCAGAAGAATAAGTGGCGTTTAAAGAACGAGCAAAAACTAAAAAACTATGACGCTAAACCAGATAATCGACAAGATAAAAACCCAAGCGGAAAGCCACAAGATGGTAGGCAAGTTCGCAGTAGGCGCTGACTTTGATTTCGCAGTAGACGAGGTTAAGTATTACCCTATTGTTTGGCTTGTGCCGAATGGCTTTACATTTAACACAGAACAAAGATTGGTTTCGTACCAATTCGCAATGATGGTAATGGATAGAACCTTTGAATCAAGTTCAAATACTATTGAGGTGTTGAGTGATAGTGCAGGGATAATCATTGATATAGTAACCTTATTAAAAAGAAATGTTGAAGATGCAGACTTTGAAATCACAGTTAGCGGAACGGCTGAACCTTTCTACGATTCTAAAACTGATGTTGTGGGTGGTCACGCTTTGGATTTTGTTATCAATACACCATACCTCGAATCGTATTGCGATATCCCGACCTGATACTTCTCGAGTTATAATTATCCGTGAGATATATGAAGTTGACAAAGAGATTGATTCCATTCGCAACGTTTACTCTGATAGTATTAGCAGCATTAACACCACAGAATCTTTACTCTCAATACTCAGACTCCACGATAAAGGAAATAAATGAGAGGTTGATTGAATTACACGAGTGCAGACAGAAGCAAAAGTTGTATATCCAATTAGCCAAAAGTGACTCAATTACTATACACAGACAAGAGGAGTTAATAAATACTCTTATATTTGCTAACAACGAACAACAAGTCAAGGTCAAAAGATACCGCAATTATTCATTAATGACATCGGCTATTTTAATCTTGGCATTAATACTATGAAAACAAATGTACACCTTATCGACAACCAGTGGGAACCCAAAAAAGTATTACTACTATCCGACATACATTGGGATAACCCTAAGTGCCAACGTGACCTGCTTAAACGTCATCTTGACGAAGCAAAAGAAATAGGTGCAGACGTACTACTTAACGGAGATACTTTCTGTTTAATGCAGGGTGCATATGACCCTCGTAAGAACAAGAACGACATTCGTCCCGAACATAACAAGGCTAACTACTTAGATGCCGTTGTAAACGATGCAGTACAATGGTTTAGTCCTTATGCTCATTTGATTAAGGTTGTGGGCTATGGCAACCACGAAACGAACATATTGAAAAGACAAGAGACGGATGTTATTGAACGCTTTGTATATGGTCTTAATTCTTTAAATGATACACAAGTTGAAGTTGGTGGTTATGGAGGGTGGATAGTTTATAGGTTTCAACGTAACACTGGTGAGGGCAGAACACGTTTTGCTATAAAGTATTTTCACGGCTCAGGTGGAGGTGGACCAGTAACAAAGGGAACGATTCAGTTCAATAGAATGTCTACAATGGTAGAGGGTGCTGATATGATATGGATGGGTCACGTTCACGAAGACCACGAGTTAACCTACACGGTGGAGAGGTTGAGTCAAAATAAAGTATGGCTCAAGGATATTCTGATGGTTAGAACGGCAACCTACAAAGAGGAATACAATGAAGGTAAAGGAGGGTGGCACGTTGAACGAGGGGCAAGTCCTAAACCTTTAGGCGGTCGTTGGTTAGAGTTACACCCAGAGAGAAAAGTAAAAGATAAAAGTGAGGAAATGAAAGTTAACGCTTTCACATATAAAACAAGATGAAGATACCTGTAAGTTTTGTATTTAGAGAAGAGCAGACCGACCCTATCTACCGACAGATAGGGATTGAGATGGATGCTGATACAGTTGAGATAATCGTTGATGGTTACCTTGACTTAGATAAGGTAATTGGTTGTTCAGAATTTTATGAGATGACTCACGTTTATTGTGAAGGTCACGGATTTTTAATAGATTTGCCATTAGAAGAGTTTAGAAATTTATGGATGTAATCAATTCACCGGCACACTATCAAGGGGAGATAGAGTGCATCGAATGTATTAAAGCACAAATGAGTTATGAAGAATTTAAAGGGTATCTTAGGGGTAATTCTATTAAGTATATGTGGCGGTATAATCGTAAGAATGGATTGGAAGACTTGCAAAAAGCAGAGTGGTATCTTCAGCGTTTACAAAAAGAAATCAAACAACAAGATGGGAAATATCAAAAATTGTAACATTGACTACATCCTCAAATGGGAGGGTGGACTATCAAAGCACGTTAAAGATAGTGCAAGTTCAAACTGTGTACCTGATGGAAGTGGGGTGCATACCAACAAAGGAATTACTTGGGCAGCGTGGAGAGCCAAGCACGGCTCAAGTGAATCATCAATCAAGCGTTTCTATGAGATGTCAAAAGAGGATTGGTTGGGTATGTACGAGTTGTATTGGTACGGTGTTAAAGCCGATAGAATTGAATCTGATTTGATTGCAGAATTTTGGGCAGACTTTGCTTGGGGTTCTGGGGTAGGTGGTGCATCACGTCAGTTACAGTCTTATTTGCGTTCTGAAGGCTTTAATTTAGAAATTGATGGTATAATAGGGAAAATGACTTTGAGTGCCTTAAATGGGCTTATAGAGGCTAAGGGAGAGAGATATGTATTTGATGGGTGTTATATCCACCGAGTACACTTCCTTAAATCACTTAAATCATTCGCTGACTTTGGACGTGGGTGGATGAATAGAATGGAGGACTTTTACGACTACGCTGAAACTAAACTAAATGGCTAAGAAATCACTCGAACAATTAGGTCAAGATTTTTCTGACTTCAATCCAATTGAAGATGATGGCTTATTGAGAGTGGTACAAAATTGGGGAAATCAACTTGCCCAAGAGATGCGTATCAACCTACGCAAAAATAGAACTAATGCTTCGGCTTCTTTGGATGGTTCTATCGCTGCCATTCCTACACCTATTGGCAATGGCTTTAGTATAAAGGTTGAGATGGAGGACTATTGGAAGTATGTTGAGGATGGTAGGAAACCTGGTAAGATGCCACCAATTCAAAGTATCTATGAGTGGATAATGGTCAAAAGACCTATGCAATCCAAGATTAAAAATGCTAAGAATAGAATCACGGCTACAAGATCACTTGCCTTTGTCATTGCTCGTAAGATAGGTGCTAAAGGAATTAAAGCAAAACCATTTGTGCAACCAGCACTTCAAAAGGTTACAGTTGCTACTCTTATCGAGAGAATGGAGAAGTATATTGCTGACTCATTAGAAAAATAATTTTTTATTTAAGAAAAGTTTTTTATATTTGTGGTCGTAAAGACTATGGATATACAAACAATTATTAATCAAATCAAGTTAAAGCGGAAGCATGGCTTGGTTAAAAAGGTGAGCAAGGCAACTGGCATCAGCCAACCTACTGTTCGCAAGTATTTAAATGGCGAGGGTATCGTTTCAGATAAGGCACTCGTTGTATTACGTCACGCATTAAAGGAGGTTGAAAATGAAAGTTGATATGTTTATTCAACGAGGCGAGGGGTTAACTCTTGAGGTTGAAACTGCCTTCTGCACTTTGGTTTAC